AATATTGCTGCAGGGACATATGTTTATGATTTTCAAGAAACTAATGGCACCATTATCACCACACTGATTACTGGAACAGTAACAGTAACTGGTGAGGTAAGTAGGTAATGGCTGGGGACATCACAACCGTTCAGGTAAATAGCGGTGATATAACATCTCTATCTGTATCTACAGATGTCTCAAATATCACGGTTGCTTCTGAGATTACAGCAGTAACCGTACAAACGAATGATACAACAGTACTAACTCAATCCCCTGGAACTATAAATTTAGCATCACTTTCCTTTGCTACATCAGATCCAGCCGATGTCGCTAGAACTGCAAGTGTTGGAGTAAGCAATTTAGCGGCTAGGGCAGATCATGTTCATAGTGCAGCGAATTTATTAATGGATGGAGGAAATTACTAATGGCGAATACGCTGAGAATCAAAAGAAGGGCGACTGGCAATGCTGGCGCACCTGCAAGTTTGGAAAATGCAGAATTAGCATTTAACGAAGTAGATAACATTCTTTACTACGGTAAAGGAACTGGTGGTGCAGGTGGAAGCGCTACTGCTGTGGAGGCTATTGGTGGTTATGGTGCTTATACAACACTTTCAACAGCACAAACAATCACTGGAGACAAGACTTTTTCTGGTGTTGTAATTGTTCCTACTCCTTCAGCCAATACGCATGCTGCTACAAAGGCATATGTTGACAGTTCACTTCCAACCCTGTCTGGTACTGAAAACCAAATTGTTTATAACGCTGGAACAATTTCTTTGGCAGCAAATGTCACAACACCAGGCAACCTGACTGTTACTGGAGACTTAACTGTTCAAGGCAATACAACAACTCTTAACACAGCAACACTCGTTGTTGAGGATAAGAATATTGTTCTTGCTAATGTTGCGACACCAACAGATACAACTGCTGATGGCGCTGGATTTACAATCAAAGGTGCAACAGATAAGACATTGAACTGGGTTGATGCTACTGACGCTTGGACATCTTCTGAGCACTTCAATATTGTTTCTGGTAAGTCATTCTACATTGGGGGCTCAGCAGTACTTTCAAATACAACTTTGGCTTCAAGTGTCGTTACCTCAAGTCTTACATCTGTAGGCACAATTGGTACAGGTGTATGGCAAGGAACTGCTGTAGCAATTGCTTACGGCGGTACTGGCTCTGCAAATGCTTCTGATGCAAGAACTGCATTAGGTCTTGCAATTGGTTCAAATGTTCAAGCCTACAGCGCTCAGCTTGCAGCACTTGCTGCAAACACTGCTACAATTGATGGTGGTACTTTCTAAGCAAGAGGCTTAAATGGCTAATGTAATCAAGTTAAAGAATTCAGGAACAGCGAATAGCGCTCCTACCTCACTTGAGGTGGGGGAGCTTGCTATTAACTATGCTGATGGAAAAATTTATTATAAAAATTCAAGCAATGTAATTGTACAATTTTCCACTTCTAGCGGTTCTGGAATAACAGTATCTGAAACACCGCCTGCATCACCATCTGCTGGAAACTTGTGGTATGAATCTGATACTGGTAAAACATTTATTTATTACGATAGTTATTGGGTTGAAACATCTGGAGCTGATGGTTCTCAAGGTGCTACTGGTCTCACAGGTCCAGAAGGTGGTTCTACAACCCTAACAACAAAGGGAGATATTTTAGCAAGAAATTCTAGTGAAATAATTAGATTACCTGTTGGAACAAATGGTCAAGTTCTATCCGCAAATTCTTCTACTTCAATCGGTCTTCAGTGGACCACGCCAATAGTGTATTCAACAATAGAGGATTTAAATACATTATCAAACACTGTCACAACGATATCTAGCAACATTGTTTCCCTTTCAAATACTGTCGCTCTAAAAGCAACAATCGCATCCCCAGCATTTACTGGAGTACCAACAGCCCCAACTGCCGCTAACACAGTAAATAATACACAGATTGCAACGACTGCTTATGTAAAAACCGTTATTGGGGATTTGATAAATTCAGCACCAGCAACACTAGACACTCTTGGAGAGATTGCAACATCTCTTGCAAACAATGCTTCTTTGTCATCAACATTGACAACATCAATCGCTCTCAAAGCACCACTTGCCGATCCTACTTTCACAGGAACTGTTTCGGGTATTACAAAATCAATGGTTGGTCTTGGAAGTGTTGATAACACAACAGACTTAGGTAAACCAATTTCAAACGCTACACAGACAGCACTTGATCTAAAAGCCCCTCTTGCAAATGCTACCTTCACAGGAACAATTGTTCTTCCAGAAACAACATCAATTGCTAATGTTACATCAACAGAGATTGGATATTTAGATGGGGTTACATCGTCAATACAATCACAACTTGATGCTAAAGAAAAGCTTATTCCGTATTCCAATACTGCCCCAGTATCTCCAGCAGAAGGTGATCTTTGGGTTGATTCAACAGTGCCAACAATTAAGGCATATATTGGAAGTTCATGGGTTGCTCTTGGAGGTGTAGCTGACGATGATCAGCCAATTCTGGCAGCAAGAATATTCTCGTAATGAAAGCGGAAAGATTATTACCGTCAACATCTGTTTCAACTTGGTTGCCTAATAACCTCCCTACTTATTTACAATATGAAACTCTTAACTTCACATTAAGTGGAAATTTAATTGCAAGAGGAAACGGCACAGACCTTGTTTCAATATTTAAAATGTCAGGCGGGTTTGATTGGGATAATCAAGCCTACTCATCTCAATCATTTACAGCGCCATGCACAATTGAATTTAATAAAAATTCAAGCTATGTTGATAATACATTTAACTATGCAATGATTGGTTGGAACGAAGATCCAACAACAAATGCTAGTTATGCAAGTATTGATCATGCAGCATATCCGTATAGACAGAGTAATTATGAGATGTATAATAATGGAGCTGGCTCTGGAGCCTTAGCCTCCGTATGGTCTCCTCTAAGTAAATTTTATATTGTATATACAGCAGATGGTTTTAACAAGCATTACAATGGCGCAACGCTTCTTTATAGTGCGGCGTATGCTGCTGGTAAAACTGTGTATGTTGATAGTTCATTTTATTCAAACTCTGCAAACACAGGTGGATTCACGAATATTCGGGTAATTAAAAAAGCCTGGAATGGAACATCTTATTAATGGATATACGAAAATTAAACCCCAGTAAAACAGTATCTAGATATACGGGCTTTAGACCAGTAATAGCAACTGGTGGAGTTGAATCAACAATTACTGTTGGCAGTATTCAATACCGTGTTCATGCATTTACAACAGTTGGTTCATCATCTATCACAATTCACGACTCTGGCTCAGATGGTTATGTTGAATACCTTGTTGTTGCTGGCGGTGGGGGCGGTGGAATGGATATGGGTGGGGGCGGTGGGGGCGGTGGAGTTCTCACTGGCATATATCCTGTTAAAGGACCAGAGGTTATATCGCTTTCTGTTGGTAGAGGTGGGTTTGGTGGTCCAGCAGGTAATGGTGGATATAGGACAGATGGTACTGCAGGACCACAGCCAGCAACTCATCAATTTACTATTTCTGCAACAAGCGGTAATAATTCTACATTTGGAACATTAACCGCAATTGGTGGTGGTTATGGTGGAAGTTCATATTATGGGTATACACCAAACAACGGTAATGGGGTTACTGGTGGTTCTGGTGGTGGTCATAGCGGATATAGCGATACAAATGTTAGAGCCCCAGTTGCTGGAACTGCAGGTCAAGGAAGTCGTGGTGGTCAAGGTGGTGGGCAATATTACTCTGGTGGTGGTGGTGGTGCAGGCGCTCCTGGTGCTGATTCTACAAATCAACCAAATGGTGGTGCTGGAAAATTTTCTTCAATTCTTGGTGTTGATTTATATTGGGGTGGAGGCGGTGGTGGAGCTGCTTATTCTGCAGGAAACGGTGGCAATGGTGGTCTTGGCGGTGGTGGTGGTGGAGCAGTAGGTTCTAACTCTGGTGGTGCTGGTTATAACAATGGATACAGCGGATATGGTGGTGGAAACAACGCACAAACTAATACTAGAGGCGGGGATGCTGGCTCAAATACTGGTGGTGGGGGTGGTGGAGGTTCCCACTATAACAATACCAATAAAGGTGGTGAAGGTGGATCTGGAATTGTTGTCGTAAGGTATCCTCTTCAGAAACCACCAGCATACGGAACGCAATCTAATCCAGCAACATCACCAATGTTCCTGCAAAATCTTGGATACCCAGAAGGGACTTATTGGTTTAGAGATGGCTCAATGTCATCCGCTATTGAACTATTTTATTCACCAAACTACATTGAGTCTAAGCCCTGGGTTAGAGTTTTTTCAAGCCCATATAATTCTGCTGCAACGCTTAATAGGATAAATCTTAATATTCCGTTTCAAGGACTTCTTGTGCAGAGAACCGCCCTTGACATAAGACATACAGGGTACTTCCCAAGTCATCAAATATACAACACAACAAACTTTACAAATGTTCTTACGACATCTGGAACAAGAAGCGGTTATAGAGTTTTCTTGGGGTTTGCGGGAGGTCACGGCTTCTTCAACACTTCCCAGCAATCATGTAACTGGGGTGATTCAAATGGCGCTGTTGGAGCTGGCTGGAATGGCGCAACTTGCGGATCTTTCCCTGATGCTCTAATATGGGGTACTGGGCAATCGGGTACGGCTACATATACAAACTTGTCTGGAACATGGGAGCACTGGGTTTACTGGTCATGATAATTTGGGAAAACTTACAAGATCTTACAGAAGAGAAAAAAGAATGTATTCGCATATGTGAGCAGTGTGAATATCTTGGGGAAAATAAAAACTGCACCGAACACGAATGTAACTGTTTTGTTACATCTATTGTTATTGAGGGTTTAAATTGCCCTCATAACAAGTGGTAAAAAAGCTCTAAATGGATTATAATTGATATAGACTATGGCAACCTTTTCTAAACGACTCTTATCTGGCTCAACAGATGGTAAGCAAATTGTAATTGCTAATACCGCAACTGCTGGAACACTAATTCATACCTGCGTATCTGGAACATCATCAATAGATGAAATCTGGATCTATGCTGTTAACTCGTCAACAAGTGCGGTTAAATTAACAATTGAATACGGTGGAGTAACTGCCAACACAGACCATATTGAATCAACAATCCCTGCGGAAGCTGGGTTGACATTGGTGGTGCCAGGTCTCCCGATGAACAATGCTCTTGTTGTCAGAGGCTTTGCTGCAACGGCTAATGTTATTAACATTTCTGGGTATGTAAATAGAATTGTTTAAATATTCGTAAAAAAGTTCTTTATAATCTATAATGGATACTAACTATGGCTGCCATTGATTTCCCCTCTAATCCTGCTCTTAATAATACGCATTCTGCCAATGGAAAAACTTGGATCTGGGATGGGGAAAAGTGGATTATGAATACGCAAAATGTTACTAATAAAATTAATGATTTAGAAGTATCGTTAGCAATGCAGACTTTTTAAAGGCTGAAAAACAGTAATACTGTTATAATTGTATTATGGATGATGTAAAGATTGAAACAAGCAAGACGCTTACTTTGACGCTACCAAGCGACCCTACATCTAATGTGGTGTCAGTTAGTTTGTATCATGAGTTTGGATCACTTGTTTCTGGTCCAACAAACGCAACAAGATCAAGTGCTGGAGTTTATACCATCACCTATGGTCAAGCAGCTTCTGGTATCTATGTGCTAAATGCTGCGGGAAGATATCGTGCTGATTTTACATATACGATAAGTGCGACATCATACACACAGTCACAATACTTTAATGTCTATACGCCTTACATTGATATTGACACCTTCTTTGAAGACCATCCAGAGCTTGAAACCGATTGGTATGACAAGTTTGAAAAGATGGAAAAGAAGGTAAGGAATATTATCAATACTTACTGTGGTCAGTCCTTTGAATACTATCCTAATAAATATCTTGAAGTTATGGGTTCTGGAAAGAATACACTTCATATCCCAAACCCAATTACTACGCTAAGGAAAGTCACATCCGACCCAGGAACAAATGATGAAACGGTTCTGCACGACTACTCCGATGCAACTTTAAATCACATTGAGAAAATCAGAGAGCCTCACAGCTTCGGTAGTTCCTACTACCTGCAGTTTAGAAAATCTGTTCTGGATAGCGTGAATGTTCTTTTGCTTGTAAATAGATTTGATAAGCAAAGTATTTACAGAGTTGAGGGTGATTTTGGTTGGCAATTTGTTCCGAACAATATTGAGCAGGCAGCGGATCTTTTGCTGGTTGACATGATGAATGACGATTCTGAATTCAGAAGGCATGGAATTCAAAGAGTTGAAATGGATACAATTAGATATGAAATCAATACCACAAACTTCTTTGAGACAACGGGCAACATTGATGCAGATGTCCTTCTTATGGACTACACGCTGTTTGTAATGGACTATGTGGTTTAAATGTCTAACGGTGTTTTTATAAACCTTCCGCACAAAATGGATGTCTACACTAAGACAACATCTGTTAATGCTGCTGGGCAACAAACAACATCATACACAATGTCGGGAACAATTAAAGCCCTGTATCAGTCAATGTCTTCTGAAAGAAGAACATATCCGTATGTTGCAAATATTGACGAGGTTGAATTTTTTATTTCACACAAAGATGCTCAGTATGCAAACTATAGCAATAAAATTCAAAATGTAGTTGACCGCTACGGTAATTCAATAGTTGATTATCCAGTAGAGATTGTAAACATTGATAAAAGAACTGGTTATAACGGTAAGGTTAGAATGATTCTTTTAACCTGTAGGAAGATTACGGAAAATGCTTAGTATTCGGGTTAACAAGTCAGCTTTGATTCAAACAGAGATGGCTGCTATTTACTATTCAGTCCTACCAGTCCGAGTTCAGCATGCACAAGTGCAGGCAATGATGAGGTCAAAGCGTGACATGAAGATGGCAACAGCCGATCTAGGAAGGGCTGCAAAGTATTTACAATACGAAATCATTCCATTTGGTCCAACAGGCATGACTTTAAAAGTAAAACCATATCCAAAAGGGTCATTTAGAAAAGATGGTGGAAACATCCAGATCGGATCTGCAATTCTTTTAACTGGTAAAAAAGGTGGTGGTGTAATCAGAGGAAAGGGTAATGGAATCATGAAAGTAAGATCAGCCTCTGTTGCACAAGGCTATTCGGAGTTCTATAGAGCTGTTAGAAAAGTAGCGATTCCTTCAAAAAGAAAAGAAATTAGAGAGATTGCAAAACAAGTTATTATTAAAAATCTTAAACAAGAATTTATTAGACAAGGTTTTACCGCAAGAGGTGCTGGCGGGGTGGATGTGGTAAGGTAGTTTATGCCAATTAGCGTCTATTCTATAAACACTTATCTTAAGGCAGATACTACTCTGGCTAATATTGCTGGGAAAGTCATGAACTTTTTCCCAGTAATTGGCTACAGCACAGAAACAGCTCCTTTTGTAATTTACTATTACAATCCACATATCCCATCTGTTGAGTCATACTGGAACAGGTATGACGCAATTAGATATTCTATTTATGATTCGGATGTTGACAGGTTGTTTCAAATCTCAGAAAGATTAATCAAGCTCCTTGGAGAAGGGGATCAGATTCAAGGGAATGTTGCCAGTTCAAGCGTAAGAGTTCTTAGCTCACAACTGGTATCAAGTTCTTTGTCAGAGCCTATTGAGAAAGAAGGTTGGTACCAAATGGACCTTGATTTCTCGCTGTTCTCAGTGAGCCTCTGATATATTTGTGGTATCATAAAAGTATATGAAGTATAATGTAATTACATACATCGGCAAGACCCCAGGGTTTTCCGTGAAACTAGGTAAAGAGGTTTATGAGTTTGAGTGGCAAAAAGGCGTAGGAATAGGTCGCCGCTCAGATGAAATAAAATTAGATCACGCCGTGAAGATTTCTAAATGGCGAGATCGCAAGGGCAAGAAAATATTTGTCCTTGAATAACAGGAGGATAGTAAAATGGCAGTAACAACTTCCAATATCGTAGTTGGTGAGGCTTCAGTAAAGACTGGTGCTTCTAACATTACGATGACGAATGCAGATTTTGATAGCTTGACAGATGTGGGCGCAACCCAAGGTGGTCTTGAAATTTCGTGGGAACCAGACATGGTTGACATTGAAATTGACCAGTACGGTGACGCAGCAAAGGTCATTCAGTCAAAGGTGAAAGTAATGGTTAAGACAACCCTTGCCGAAGGAACTCTTAATAACCTTGCAACAGCATGGAGCTATGACAATACAACTGGTGGAAATGACATCAAAGCAAACAATGATGGCGCAAACACCAAGACCTTGTTGTTCGGTTCGCAGAGCGTGTACCCATACGAGTACGCACTCCAGGTAACTGGATATGCCCCAGGTTCAACAGCAGCAGTGACAAAGACACGCAAGTTTAATACTAAGCGAGCAGTGTCAATGACCACTTCAATGCTATCAATGAAGAGAGCAGAAGCTTCAGTTTTTGAAGTTTCGTTCCGTGTTCTTCCAGTAGTCGGTGACACTGGTTACGAATATGGCAAGATCATTGACCAAAGCTAATTAAAACCAAAAGTTTGTACTAAGCGAAAACTCCTGAGAGTCGGTATGATATACTGAAACTTGGGAGTTTTTGCATTATTCCCACTATTATAAAACAAGGAGCACATAAAAAATGGCAACAAATACTGATCTGTTTAAGGGTACTGAGATTACATTTTCTGATGGAAAGAAGAGAATCGTAAAGCCTTTGACAATTAAGCACCTTCGTGAATTCATGAAGGTTGCAAACGATATGAAGTCCAATGATGAAGCTGGAATGACTGATGAGGACATTGATAAGATGATCGCAGCAGCCTCAATCGCACTGAGAAAGGCTGATCCAGAGTTGGCTGCAAATCGTGATTTGCTTGAAGACATTCTTGACCTTAGAACATTTGGTGAAGTAATGGCTGCAGCAATGGGTAACGACCCAAACCAGTAAACGGGGATGGCGAGGGTGGTGAACCCTTGTCATGGAATGAGATTCCCCTTCTCAAATATGAATCAGAAATATTTGTACAGGTCGGTGCATGGAAAAATCTAGAGGAATTAGAGGAATCTCTAATCCTTCATGAGATGTTTCTATTGTACCGAGCTTGTACCAATGAATTCAGTAAAAATATCAAAGCACTCGCCTTGGCTCAAGGCGCTGATGTTGACTTTGAAGATGACTGGTACTCACCAGAAGATAGAGTGCCAGATGAGCCAATGAGACCATTTGAAGTAATGAACTTCGGCATTCCATTGGGATATCAAGCAGATTAATGATTGCTGATTATCTAAAAAAATGGGATAATATTTGTTGGTACAAACATGTCTGATGTTGATCTAATAATTAATGTACATACTAATGGCGTTAAGGATATTACTAACCTTAGTGCTGCCACTAGAGCCTTAGCCCTCAATCTAAGGGGTATTACGGTACCAATGGCGAAGCTTGATTCTCACAGCCGAGCTGTAAACAAGGCTCTTGGATTGACAAACAGAAGCATGAATGATCATGCAAAAACTGTCAAGCAGCTGGTTGCAAACCAAAAATCTCTTGGTGCAGAAACTAAGCGTATTCAATCAAACATCAAGTCATATGCTATGGCTATTCAGTCAGCTGGTGGTACAACTACAGCGTTTGGTAGAGAACTGATCCAGAGCAGAAGTGAATTAAAGCAATTTAGTTCAACCCTAAGAGGCTTGCGAATTAGAGCATTTGGCTCAGACCTTGGTTCAATATCACTAAAACTACAACGAATTGGTAAAGACGCACAGTTCGTTGGTAGAAGCTTGATGATTAACCTCACAGCACCAATTCTTCTATTTGCAAGAATGGGCTTCCAGAGTCTGTTGAAGGTTGATGAACAGTTTGTAAGATTAACAAAGGTTCTTGAAGGCGTTGCTATGACAACGGATCAAGCAAACTCAAAGCTTAAAGATTATGTTGGTCCAGACAAGGAGAAGAGAGTCAAGCAGATGACCGACTCCTTTAGAGAATTAAATACGGCTTTGACCGAGCAAAGCGCAAAGTATGGTGTTGCAAAAGATTTAGTAATTAGCCTTGCTGTTGACTTTGCAGAACTTGGTGTTACTGCAAATGAAAATATCGTAGCGCTTACTGAATTGTCATTAGCTGCAGAGAAATTAGGAGGAATGGATGCATCTGGTGCACAAGATCTATCTTCGGCTTTATTCTTTAATGCAACTAGGGCATATGAAGTTGCTGGTGCATTTGATAATGTAACAACAGCCGCTGGGCGTGAGTCTAAAGCTATAGCATCAGCAACAACTCAGCTAAACATGTTCAACACGATTGAAAATGTTACCGCACTTTCACTAAAAGACCTTGCTGATTCATTGCCTGAACTTGGTGGTATGGCTCTGAGCTTTGGTCTGTCAATGACGGAAGCAGCAGCTTTGCTTGCACCAATGAAGGCTGCTGGTTTTGATGTCGGTGCTTCAGCAAACTCAATTAAAGTTTCTCTGCAAAGAGCAATTGTTCCTACTAAGCAAAATGTTGAATTATTAGCAAGACTCTCCAAGCAATATGGGGCTACTGGTAAAGCTGGTAACGCATTCAGTGAATCAACAAAGACTGGTCTAACTGGACTTCAAGCAATTGTTGATATTTTTGGAAAAGTTGTTGAAGGTGGAAGAAACACTGAAGCTGGACTGAAACTGATGTCTGAAATATTTGAAAAGCGTCAGGGTCCAAGAATGTATGTTGCTATTGAGCAATTGAATCAATTTGATGCTGCTCTGAAGAATGTAAACAATAATCAATCACCAGAAAGATTGATGGCTGGTGTTGCTGAAAATTCAATTAGAGCTTTTAACAAGTTCAATAATACAGCGCTTCCAGAAACAATAAGTCAGTTTAGTGATATTGGTGTTATCGCAAGAATTGCTACTGCTGAAGTTGGAGCATTAGTTGACGGGTTTAAAGGTAAAGGTGCAGGCGGTGGTATTACAGCAGCAGAAAAGAAAGGTGCTATGGAGGCACGAGATGCTGTAGCCAAGCTGATTAAAGAGAAGAAGTTAAATGAAGACATTGACTTAATCAGCCAAGTTAAAACACAGGCTGGTCGTGCAATGCTTGTTGAGCTTGCAGGTGCATCTAACGCTGCGGATGTAGCAAACATGGAATTAGAGCAGTCGTTGAACTCCCTTTCGGTTGCTACGCAGAGAATTAAGATTGCGTTTAAAAACTTCGCTGCAGATATTCTTAGAAATGTAGCTCCATCGCTAAAGAAATTGTCTAATGCAATTAATAGTCTTTATCTAAAATGGCAAGCACTAAGTGACACAACAAGAGAAAGAATATCCAAATTAATTCTTGGCTTCCTCGGTTTCTTAGCAGTAATGGCACCAGTAATTCTTGCATTAGGAACAGTGCAATCATCTATCGGTGTGCTTGGAAGAGCCGCTACATTCTTCTTGCCGAAGTTAAAGAATTTTGAAGGTGGTCTTGTAGGTATTGCTGGTGGTGCAAAGAAAGCAACTAAAGCAATGACAGATATGTACAACAGCTTCCTTAGCAAGAAGCAACCACTTGCGATGCTACCAAGCTTTGCACCTGCTGGTGGTACAGCATCATCAATGATTGGTATGCCAACAAGAGTTGGTCGCAATATCACGCTCCCTGGAAATGTTGCTCCAACTCCAACACCATTAACTGGACTCACAGGTGCTGCTAGAACAAGTGCTATTAATTCAAATAGAGCAGCAAGACTTTCTCATGCAGCAACAGGAAGAATCGGGGTAGATCAATATCTCAGAAATGAAGCAAGTATTCTTTCTTCTAGTAATATGCGACTCAATGCTCGTGGTCGTGTAATTGGTCCAAAGGGTGGTTTTGTTGGCGGTAATATTCTTGGAAAAATTTCTCAAGCATCAGTATTAAGAGAAGCCGCTCTTGCAGATTCTGGAATCTCCAGAACTATGTCTGGAGGGGCAAGACTTGCTACAAAGAGAGGTTTTGTAGATGTCACTGAAGGTAGAGCACTAAGAATTGCTCGTGGTGGTATTGGTGGTGCAGTAGCAAGAAGAACAGCCGCACTTCCTGGTTTGGCATCTTCGTTTACAGCAGCTACTGGTGTAACAGGAAAAGGTTTTATTAGAGGAATGCTCCCAGACTTCCAAAAGCCAACAACTCCTTTCCCGAAAATGTCAACATCCAGTCCTTTAGGCTTTATCAAGCAGGCTTCTCAAAACATAGGGCAGCGAATGATGCCTACGAATTTAGTTGGTACTAGAGGTGCCGCTAATGTCGGAGGGATTGCAAAAGCCGCATTTAATGCTGGTCCAGTAGCCGCTTATACAAAGTCGGTCCAAGGCGCTAAAGCCGCAGTTCAAGCAATGAAGATTGAACAGATGGCTTTGGGTGGTGGTGCTGGAAGAATTAGAACAATGACAACCGCTATGGGCGGTTTCATGAAGTCTACAAAGCTTGGAACGCTTGCTCTTAAGTTAATGAAGATTGCTCTTATATCAAGCGGTATCGGTGCGATTATGATTGGTATCGGAGTTGCTGTTTATATCATTGTTAAAAACTTTGATGCCTTTAAAAGCAAATCAACCAATGCAATTGCAAGAGTAAAGAGGGCATGGTTCATATTCAAAGAAGCCGTCATGATGCTGATTCAGCCATTCGTAGACCTATTTTCAATAATTGGTGGTGGTTCTAAGAAAGGTGGAGATGCCGTTGGCGGTCTTTCAAAAGTATTTGCTGGGTTAGGAACAGTCTTAATGAAAGTAGCATCTTTCTTTAAGATGTTGGTTGAAGACTATATTCAACCATATTTGTACATGATTATTGATATTGTAATGTTTGTTGTTTCAATATTCCAGGGTAACTGGGGTAAAGCATTTGATTACCTCCAAGCCGCTGCTGCTGGTGCTGCAAAAATAGTTATCAAACTAATCGCAGCGTTGCTAAAGGGTATGGTGTGGATTACTGCTGGTGGAATTAAACTAGTTATTGGATACTTTACATTAATTCCAAAAGCGGTTGCTAAGGCATTTAGTTGGCTTGAGAACCTTCCATTTGTTGGCGGTATATTTGGTGGAATAAGTGATGGTATTAATACTGTCGTTGACAGCCTATATGGTCTTATTGATGCTGGAAAGGGTGCGGCTAATGGTGCTATTGATGCAGTAGCTAATGCAGCAATTGGATTTTTAGATAAGGGTGTAGCCAAAGGTGTTAGCTCAGCCGAAGGAAAAATCAGTACTGATACAACGATCAAGGATGCAGCGGAAGAAACTGGTGAAGAAGCTGGCGAAATCATGGGTAACTCCTTTGGTGATGGCTTTGAAGAGTCTGACGCTACTGGAAAAATTGCAAAAGCTATTGAAGAGGGTATTGTTGATTCCATTCAAAAGCTTCAAGATTATGTTGCTGGAGAGCTATCAAATGCATTAACTAAGTTTGTAGATGCATCTGTTAAGGCTCTTGAAAAACAAAAAGCATCTGCTCTAAAAGTATTTGATGTTCAAATCAAAACACTTGGTAAGCTTGAAAAGGCAGAAGAGTCGCTTACTAAGAAGAAAGAGTACGAGACTAATAGAAGAAAGATTATTGACAACCAAGCTCTTAGTAACGAGCAGTTCCGTAGAAACTACGCACTTGCTGTTTATGAAGGTCGTGTTGATGACGCAAGAATGTTACAGCTTCAGCAGAGCGCTGATGAAAAAGGATTTAGTAGTGACCTTTTAACAATTGAGCAAGAAAGGTCAAAGGATCTCGCAAAAGAAAACCTTGATGCTCTCAAGGAAGCTATTAACGAAGCAAAAGATGCGGCTTCATTATTCTTTGAGGAATCAATTGCTAAGTTCCAAGAGTCTGCTGCTCTAATTACAAAGATTGCACCAGTTACTGTTGAGCAGTACACGGCGCAACTACAAGAACTTCAAACATTAACAGAAACAAATGCTACCAACATGAATACAACATTTGGTACGATGTTTGAAGATTTTGCAACCACAATTGCAGACAAGATGCCAAACAAGGTTGTTGGACCATTCGCAACAAATCTTGACGAACTTGTATTGGTAGCAAAAGAAAAATTTGGTCTTGGATCTGATAAGAGTGAAAATACTGTAATTGGTATTACCATCGGAATGCTCGCTGATATGGGAGCACAGTTCGGTGAAGGAAAGCAATTAGTAATTGATTCGTTCGGTGTAATAACATCTGGTCTTGCTCAGAACTTTACGGAGATGAAGACCCAGTTCTTGGATGAGGTTAAGAACGATTTCATTACAAACTTTAAGAAGGCACTGGATGAAGCAGAGCCAACAAAGGTTTTCAATCAAGCAATCATTGATGGAAACCTAAGCATTCTTAGAAGCTTCCAGAACATGGTGGATCTAAACCCAGCACTGATGGAGAAGCTAAGAAAGAGTCTTGATCCAGCAATTAATAAATATCTTGAACTAAAAGCAGCCGCAGATGCAGCAAAAGATGCAGCAGCAGGCGCTGCAGATGCAGCAGCAGGCGGTGGAGGTGGTGGAGGTAATACACCTGTAAAAGATCCTTACGCTTATCGTAGAGATGCATCTGGTAACACTGGATTTGGTGTAACAACAGTTGTAAAAGCTAAAGGTTTTGCAAAGGGTGGACCAATTCAAACAAGACACGCAAACCAGAATAGCGGGTATCCAGAAGGATACATTCCAGCTCCAACACAAGAGGGTGTACCAGCACTTCTTCATGGTGGAGAATACATTCTTAATGCGAAGGCGGTTCAAAGAATTGGTCTAGGTGCTTTGAATAAGATGAATAATAACCTTATTCCAAAATTCCTTAAGGGCGGTGTTGTTCCAGGTGGAAAGAAAGGTACAGCTTCAAACACAAGAGGATCTGCGGATCGTCTTGAGCAACAAATAGTTGCTAAAGCAACATCAAAACCAACAGGACCGATTGATGCTGTAACAAAACCAAACACTACATGGAAACCAGTAAATAATACTGCTCAACAAATACCAGGAGTAGCAACTATTGGTAAGAACTACACTGCATCACAATTACAGAATCTTCAAACAATACCAAATACTTTCTTAATCCCAACAGGATCGTTCTCACCAGGAAAGACCAAGAGTGCCCCTCAGCAATATTTCACTATTGGAACAAGACAACAGGCTACTGCTTATGCTGAATCGTTGGCGGGCAGTGGTAAAAATGCTAGACCAAACTATTCAGGTGATTACGACTGGAAGACAGATAAGAGTCTTAATTTCGTTGAAAAAGCAATTTTCAAAGGAAGTGACGCTGCAATTGGAGTAGGTAAATTTGGGTTAGGAATAATTGACTCGGTAGCTCAGAATGCTCTTAGAGTAGGGATGTATATGTACAACTCAGCTGCAGGAACGGTAGAAGCAGCTATGCCTGGAAAAAGCAGAAATCCTTTTGAAAATGCTTGGAACCGAAATTACGACATGTTCTATGATAGAGGGCTTACATTACCAGGCACCAATTTTCGTTTAACGGATACTGGTACGCCATTCAATGTTACGCTAGATCAAATTGGTGAGTATGAAAGAACAACTGGTAAAAAAATCTCTGGTTGGAAAAAAGCCTTGGCTGCTTTCGGAGGAGATCCAATTATTTCTGATACCATCGGGGTTGCAACATTGGGTGGTGGAACTTTAGCAAGTAGTGCAGTTAAGACTGGAACGCTCAGGGCAGTAGAGTCAGCCGCAGGAAGAATGTTGTTAACAACGGCTCTTGGCGAGGGTGGAGCTATGGCTCTAACTGGAAGAATAGCTCAGTCTGCATCAGTAGCGGCAGGTGCTAGATTCTCTACTTTGATAGAAAACAAAAACCTTTTGGGAAGAATTCAATCTGGTATTGCAAAAACTACAGGTAGAGATATTGCCCCAACAGGATTGGGAATAAAAAAACTTAATACTTACATTGAAACAAAATATGGTCAAGCAGCTGGAATGAGCATTGCTGAGACATATGGTAAAGCCCCAACAGCGTTGATGGCAGATGTATTGTCTGGAAGAATGACAATGCCTGAAGGCGGCTTTAGTCCTAAGTTTGGGTCAATTGGTTCTGGTAGCTTTATTGATACCACTATGGCTGGTAGTCCTAGTAGTTCTATTGATGCTCTTATTGCTGCTTCTAATGCCCAAGTTCGTTCCTCAGTAGAGCCTAGATTAGATTTCTCAAGCCTGGTTAAGGTTGGTGAAAAGCAAGGATTTAACCCAGGAGGACTCTACGAAAACCCATCCAGCAAACTTCAGTATTATGTGAAACAGCCAACAAGTCAATACGCAACGACTCAAGAACTTATTGAAAACGAATTGCTTGCAAATGCTCTTTATAGAGAGCTAGGTGTTGCAACAACTAATTTGAAAACGATTATGACTGATAATGGTCCAGCACTCATTTCAGAAATCATTCCAAAAGCAACCAATCTAAACTCATTTGCTGATCAGTTATCATCGCCTGATTATATTAAATTGATCCAAAAAGATTTTGCAGTTGATGCATGGTTAGGTAATTATGATGTTATTGGTTGGGATACCCCTAATATTCTTAATTCAGAGTCTGGGGTTCCAGTAAGAATTGACGCTGGTGGTTCACTGAAGTTCACTGGAACTGGAAAAACTAAGATGTCAAATCCAGATACTCATACACAGTTTACCAACATTGTCGGTGAGCTTAAGAGCATGACAACAGATCCTCTCAATCATGGATCATATCTTAATGCATCCAAAGTTTTCGGCTCAATGTCTCCAGAGGATATGGCTGCTTCAGCGCAGAAATTGAAACTAATAACACCAGAAAGAATATCAGAGATTGCTCATTCAGTTATTCCAGACAACAATACTGCATTAAACTATGCGGCATTATTGATTCAAAGAAGACAATACATACTAGAACAATTACTTGGCAATCGCTCAGCAGGCACAGTTCCTACCCCGTCAATTAGATTAACTGAAATGACTCAAGATCCATCGGATCCGTTCAGTTGGATTCCACTTGATGAAGTTCCAGGCATGGGTGCATCTGCTGCTTCTAGTGCAGTAGTTAAAAAACCAGGGATATTCAAGAGTGCGACATCATTAGTTCAAGATAAATATGCTTCCGCATATGACAGCTTTTATCAAAAATATCTTACAAGAACACAGAGAGGATATTATACCGCTTCAGAAATTTTTGCTAACCGAGAAAGCGTAGGTCTTCCTAAGCTCCAGGGCTATGACATGTTTGGTGATGAAGAAAAGTACTATAAATCAACATTTGATAAATATGGAAACCCAATCCTTCCAGGAAGACCTCTTGCAGATCCGCTAAATCCATATTTCTCCAAGAAAGCAAGACTTACAATACCAGATTTACTAGAGCGGATTAATTTTAGAAAACCAGATGTTGAATCAGACATGATGGCTAAAATATTCAATGTTAGACAAAGACTTGATCTTGATGAATTTACAAGTGGGATAATGTCATCTTCAAATGAAGTTCATGATCTTTTCGTTAATGCTGGAGTTGACTTAAGTTCCCCAAGCGGTGAGGGTATTCATAGCTTGCTTATGCTAAGAAAAGCAAGTTTATTTGAATCACAACTTGGATACATGGGTAAGTACACTAAGGCTCATCTCAGATTGAAATACCCTGAGAGTGTTATTTCTGATATTGATTTTGAAGATGCTATTGCGGCTTCAGCAGCAGCATTGTATAGCAATCCAGGTTTGTATGATTCAACATTTCAAAAACAATATCCAATGTTTTCTGTAAAAACAGGAATAGGTTCTCGTGTAACTGATAAAACTAGTACTGGGTTTGCAACTCAAATATCTATGAACCCAGGGAGATACAATCCAGAATCACCGATTATTGATCAGTTTAGAAGAGTAATCACAAGAAATCAAGACAGTAAACATTATATTCCAGAATTTGTGCTGGATGCTCTTACTAAGAAGAAAGTAGGAATTCCTGGATTCACTAGCCCATTCCAACCAGGCTCTGTGGATCCTGAGTTAGGCATGATGCAGGCTGCTTTGTTTGGTGGCTCTAGTGCTTCAAGAGAGCTTAAAGAAGCTTTGGCGTTAATGCTATCTGGAAAACTTAATGATAATCCAAATGTGGTAAATACATTAACAACTCCATATTCAAAAAGGAGTCTAGCATTTGCAGCACTAAGATCAATATATCCAGAAGCAATTTCGCCAAATGCTGAATTGTATAAGCTTGCAACTGTGCTTGAGCAGATTGGGGAAGAAGCAAAATATAATCCTAATTTCACAGGCGATGCATATGGCATGTTGGGTAATTACTTAATAGATGATTTTAATGCTTTCTTAGCTCAAAGAATACGCAATCAAGCTAACTTGATTGTTCCAGACTTGTCAAGTAAATATCCTCAATTTGATAATGCTACAGCAAATCTCTTTCAATACACAAAGTCAAAAAATCTTGGTGGTGTAAATGACATCTTAAAAGAAATGATGCCGCAAGAGTATGAGGATATTATTAAACAGCTATGGAAGCCGATCCCTAACCTATTCTACAATACAGATAGTGGATTAGCCGCTGCTGGTAAGCAATTGGGTATGACCAATATGGATTATGTAATACCAGATATGTCAAAGCCATTAAACAGCCCTATAAAATTGTTCACTCCAGCTGTTTCAATGCCAGAAGCGCAACCTTCGTCTATTCCTAATTTATTAACAGATGAATGGGCAAAAACATATTATAATACAACTGCTGGTGGTGTTTACGGCAGATTAGCTTCAACAGAATACGCTGATGCTTTTAGAGGAATGAGTTTACCATATGATTTCCTGCAAGAAAAAGGATTATTGAATAGTTTTGAAGCTGATGCATGGACAAAATTAAATACAACAGGCATGACAAAGAAATTATTTACTGCTTTGATGAAATACAGAATGGAAAGTCAGCAAGGCTACATTAGCGGTAGATTCTTCAGTCTACCTACAAATAGTCAGTATAAAACTATGAATGAAACTGGTGCCTCATTCCTTGAAACTATTTTTAATGAAACGGCATCCTCTGCCTCAGAAGCTGGATCTCTTCCATTTAGAATGGCAACTGATAATGTTGGGATAGTTCAATCACTTATAGAAATGATGGGACTACCTAATCCTTCAGGAAAAGCAACAGCAAATACTGGCGATATTCTTGACATGGCTAAAATCTGGGACTTCTCGGATGAAGGTTTCAGATTCCCGCTTCGTGTTGTACCAAAAGTAGAAACAACAGATCTACTTGATCAAGTAGTTGGTAAACTAACACCAAGTGAAATCGGAATTCATAAAGGCGCTATCCCTGGTTTAAGTCAAATAAAACCACCATCAACTATTGATACTAATCTTGACAGCAGTAAAGTCAGCACTGGTTTATATGATCATCTAACTACATATAAACCAATTATGGGATATCCATTGCTTAAGGGTGCTGCGTATAGTTTTAGCGCAGGTCAGTTGTATTTGGCAAGGGCTTTTGATTTCTTAGAATCATTACTTGAAGTTAAAACTAAAGGAGATATGTCAAGCTTTGTAGCTCAGGTGAAAAATCTTGGTGAGGCTACTGAATCAATTCAAAAAAGAGATTTTAAATCTCTATACGAACATCTTGGGGGAGATAGTATTGGCAGTCCGATCTTAAACAATATGAGTACATTGTTTGGATATGACCCTCTTACTACGATGAAAGAAGGGAATTTCCCCGTCACAGCAACAAATGTTTTGTTTGGTGATAAGAATTCTGCTGTTGCAGAATTAATGCGGACTATTTTTACTGATCCAACAGGTGGTTATATTGTCAGGATGAAGGGTGAGCTTCCAGATCCAGAGGGATGGCAAGGCACTGCTATGGTTTCACAGTACCCAGATGTTATCGCTAGATGGCAAAAGCAACAAGGTGGTTATGGTGGTACTGATCTTCCACTTGAAATGAAGGCTGAATTACAAACAATTCTTAATTCGCTGTTGGATCCAGCGGAGGCATTCACCGCTAATTCATTAACTGGAGCGTATGATGCATCTTCACTAGACTTTGCAGTAGCTCTAAGAGATAAATTGGATGCATCTGTGATTCAACAAATTCATGATTCTGTTCAAAGATCAATACAAATTCAAGAAGCCCCAAATAAAGAACAGTATAATTTACTTTTGCATAAGAAGTCTTTGGAATTCTTGCAAGACGCTATGAATAGTGTTAACCCAAGACTAAAGTTTTATGGTGGAAAGCGAACGGATACTCTAATGGGACAAATTCCTGGATATAAAGTTGGTGGCTATGTTCCTGGTCCACCTTCAATGCCAATCCCTGCAATCCTTCATGGTGGTGAGTATGTTGTTAATGCAAATGCTGTAAGAAATATGGGTCTAGGAACAATGCAAAGAATTAATCAATCAAGATTTACAGCACCTTCTGGAGCACCAGCATACGCAGGTGGTGGTGGATCAACAAGTGTTTCAACCGTCAATATTAATGTTGACACCTTTATCGGGGAAGAAGAATGGTTTAAGGGAATGATGAAGGATTACAATGTTAATGTACTCCCAAGACAACAAAAAGCAGCTGGTTTAGAATCAAGAACATTTACAAGTTATAATGGAATACAGGGCGGTTTCTAAATGGTAGCTACAATACAAAATCAACAATCTGGTATCACACATTTGGTAGTTATTAATGGGGAAGAAATTACCGAGCATGGTCGCCTATTCTCAAGCTCAATGGCAACATCTGCGTCAAATGTTGAATTATTAAACGGGAATAAAAAGAGGTTTATTAAGAACGCTAAGAATGTATACACCCTTTCTTTTCAATATCTCCCAGACCATCCAGAAAGAACAATTGATGGTCGTAAGGCAAGAAATTATCTGCTATCAGTTGCCAAAACATCTTCATCTGCAAATTTATCAATTACCTTAGATCCAGCAGAACCATCTTATAATACTGTTGTCTATGTTGAATCATACAGCGAAACACTAGTGAGAAGAGATATTCCCAACCAATGTGCCTACTACAATGTTGAGATTTCTCTTAAAGAGAAATAGAAAATGTCAGATAGTTTTTATTCATTTAGTGAACCACTTAATCGTGGTATAGATTTTTATCAAGCGGATGCTGCGGATGTCACTGTTGATATCAACAGTAGTGTTACTTTAACAGTATCTTCTTATCAAATTAGACTTGCAAGCATTACAATTGCTTCAAGCTCTGATCTTGTATCAAATTCATACAAGATTGCATACGCAGCAGCAAATCTTGCTGTTGATGGCGCAACTGTTGTTATTGCAACAGAAAGACAAGATGGTGATGTTGTAATTTCAGCAGAAGTTCTTGTTGAAACAAATATTACAAAGATTGCTTATGCAAGTGCTTCACTCTCCGCTGACTCTAGCTCTATAGTAAGCGGAACAAAGATTTCAATCTCATCTTGCGTCTTGAGCTCCGACTCATCAGCGTCTGCATCTATGGTTAAAATATCATATAGCGCATCTCAAATAGCAATTCTTTCATCAATGGTTTCAAATGGAACAAGAATTGCTTTTGCTGTTGCAAACCTATCTGGTCAGGTAAATCTCACTACCGCTGGCAAGATATTCTTAGCAACAATAAGAATTAATATACTTAACAATCTGGATGTTCGTGCAGAGGCAATTAGGTTTGGAGCGAACATAACTGCAGATAGTTCGCTAATCAGGGCTCTATTAATGCTTGATGGAAAACCATTGACTAATCAAACAAGAACATTTGATTACTCTGTAACACCATTATTCGTTGAAAATATAAATTGGGCTGGTGATTCGTCTAGATACTATAAGAATAATGCAGCAAATTCTTCTGGTAAGAGAACATTTAATATTAAATGGAGTTTTATTCCAAACTATAGCAACAAGACAGTTGACTATAGAGAGTCAAGAAATTATCTCAAGACGGTATCTATGGACCCAGATGTTCATACATTAACAATTATTAATCAAGATGAGAACGGAATTACCCCATATACAGAAGAAAATGTTACGGTCTTTGTATCTACTTTCTCTGAAAATCTAATAAGAAGAGATCTTGTAGATGATGTATACTATTTTGATTGCTCTATGACGCTAGAGGAGGTGTAGATGCTAACATCTGGATTGTATGGAAAAGAGCTATCTAGCTCTTTTAATACAGCAATAACATCTCCTGCTCAAAGAATTAAGCCAAAAATTATTATCAAATGGTTGGATAGTAGACATGTTGATAATCTAGTTATTACAACCAATGATGCTCCAGCAAGCAATGCCTACCCAGGCAGAGGTTTTTTCTTTCCTGCAAAAGAGGCTATGAATGGGATAAAAAGACAGTCCTTTACTTGGGCTGTTGCTGGTGCAAAAGATATTGATGGTAATGTCATTAGAGCAGATGGTTCATGGTATGCAATGCCATCACTTACATCTTCAGACATTTCAAATACACAACTCGGAAGTAATCTTGAATTTGGGTGGTGGTCAAATAGTGTAAGTACAGCAAATGCTCACGCTACATACGATGGTTATCAGTTTGCTACAAATCCTTATGTTGAAGCTACTTTTACAACAAGAAAAGTTAATAAGGTAAGAATTGTAACATCAGAGTTCTATGGTCAGATTTCAACATACCTGCTACAGGTATTTGATGGTTCGCTAAATACATTATTAAGCGAAGTTGGAACAATCCCAGCGGGTTCGTATTATCAAGACCATATACTATCAACAGCACTCTCGTCACAAAATGTTTCTAGAATCAGAGTAACCGTTTACACAACCGTAAATCCACAAGATTATGCTCGTATACAAGAGATTGTTCCTATTTATGAAACAGATATTAGTGATTATGTAATTTCATACTCAGTAAATAGAGCAAGAGATGTTCACTCAACAAGCTTACCAGTGGGCGGCTCTGAAATAGCATCAGTTGATCTCAATCTTGATAACACAACAAAGGTATTTAATATATTCAGCAATAGCTCAACATATGGTCAATACATGGTTAAAGACCTTGAAGTTGAAATATATACGGGCTGGAGAATTAAGAAACCACCATCTGACAATATTGATGCATCTTATTTAACTACAGCTTTGCAATCTAATATATCCAATACGGCTATGTCTTTTACTGTTCTGGATAGAGCAGTGCTTCCTGCTGGTGGTGCTGGAGATAGTTTTATTGTAGTTTTAGATAAAGACACTCAGTCAGAAGAAACAATTCTTTGTGCATCGGTTAACTCATCTAATGTCGTTACCATTTTACAAAGAGGATATGGAAACACAATTGCAAAATCACACACGGCTGGCTGTGAAGTTCGGTTTGATATTTATGAATATGTAAAAAATGGAACATTCTATGTTGACGAATGGTCATCTGGAACAGACATGTCTGTTAGTGCAAACCTTCAAGACTGGGGTAAGTTCTTATCAGAAAGAACAATCAGCTACGGTTTCTTTATGCAAAATGCTTATGTTGGAGATGCCATTGAGAACCTCTTAATGAGAGCAAACTTCCCAAGTGCAGATATTGTCAAACTAAATAACTATCGCAGGGGTGCAAAGAGCAGAGGTGCTGTTGCATCATTTTCTTTCAACGAGGAGTCTATTGATAGAAGCGGTAATAATATTGTGTCATCAACAGGTCTTCGTGCTCGTTTCTGGGCAATGCCAACTAATAAGAGAGACAGTAGTGTAAAAGATATTGTTGCGGATGCAATTGATAAGGAACTGAGCCCACTAGATAAAGCCCTTGGAGAAAAGGCATTCTCGTCACCGTCATATACCGCATTGTCAAAAAACATATCTTCATCTTCAGCATACGCAGTTGATTTATCAAACTTTTCATTCACCGCACTAGACTCAGCAGTTTATTCTGAATATTACAATGGTGTATTTGATGGATATTACATATCCCCAGCTTCTGGGTTAGAGCAATTGGTAGTAACAATCTCTTATGGTGGGGTAAGAATTTATCTTGATGACATCTTGGTTCTTAATAGATTCAATCTAGCAACTGTATCAACAAGATATGCATCACAGATGATTAATTTTAAAGCTGGTGTTCCTAGAAAGCTAAGAATTGAATTTTACCATTCCTACAATGACGCTGGGTCTCCATCATTTGATATATCACTCTATAGAGCACCAGATGGAGGTAGTGATGTATTGATTAGTGCAAGCCAGTGCTGCACTATCGTTGCTATGGATTCAATAGGTAGTAAAGATGCCTCGTCAAACATTGCTAATGAGGATGCTTTCAATCATCGCAATAACGGAGTCTATGTCAACTCTCCAGTTCTTAACCAACCATCGGGTCTTACATCTGATCCAGGTGATAAATCTGTTTTACTTCAAAGCAATTCGTATGTGAGGATTCCATATTGTGCATCAAGTAATTTAACATCTGAATCACAGGATCCTTGGTCAATTGAATTTTTTGGAAAGTTTCATAATGGCTCTTTCTCTAGTGACGGAGAATATATCAGTAACTGGAGTAACGCAACTCCAACAACTGGATTTGAATTTTTTAACAACTCGTCATCAAATGGGTTTAAGATTAAATGTGTTCTTGCAAACAGCGCAGTTGTGACAGAAACCGTTTCATCAAACACTGCTTTATCAAATTCAGCTTTTTCTCATATTGCGGTAACATACGATGGTCTTTATTTGAAGTATTTTGTAAACGGTGATTTAAAGGATACTGAGATTATTGAAGGGACTCCGATTTCTTGGGCATCTAGCGATATTACCATCGGAGGTAGAGGAGCATCTTTTACATCTGGCGCAGAAGTTTCACCAGCAACTATAAGAAGTCTGTATATTGATGAGTTTGCCATGTATAGAAAATGTCTTACTGATGAGCAAGTTGAGGATAGATATGTTGAATCATCAATTCAACCTTTAACAGAGTTTGCTTTTCTATACGGTAATGAGAACTCTATTAGAGAGATAGCAAATGATATTTCTTTTGCGGATATGGGTCGTTTCTATATCAATGAATATGATAAAGCAAAGTATGAACACTTCTATAGGTTCTTTGAACCATCAATTGATCAGCATGCAAGTATTCAGACTTCACTTAGCGATTCTACAAACATAACAAAAGCAGACTATGTAGTTTCACTACAGTGTAATAAAGTTGTAATTCCTATCTCGTCTGTTCAAACAATTTCTGGGTCATTACAAAAGCTTTGGTCTCCACCAGATAATGCTTCATTAACAATTACTGAATTAACTGCCAATGTTACATCTTCAGATACATCAATGTATGTACTATCAACAGTGACAACGCAATTTCCACAGACTGGTTATTTAAAGATTAATAATGAAATTATTAAATACCTATCAAAGACAGCAACATCTTTTAACAACCTTGAAAGAGGACAGTTCCAAACGGTTGCTGCAAATCATACCACTGGTAATAGAGTAAGAGAAACTAGATATTACGATGTAAAGTTTGACAAGTCTCCAGCGTACAATGTTAGATCACCATACATTGATGCAATATTGTTTGAATATCCAAGTTTGATAAACATAGATAGATTCCTGTCGTATGCCTACGGAGCGGAGTTAATTGTTTCTGCAGCAAGCGGTAATGACATTCATTCAGTAGCTTTCCTTCAGGGAACAAACCCAATAACACAATATCCGTATGCTACAAGTATTGTTGGTACAGCTGTCGTTATGTCAGAACAGAACGCTCAAGTGAAAGAGCAGTCAGCATCAACGAGTGAAAGTATTAGAAAATACGGGGTTAAGGATTTAACTCTTCAAAGCCCACTCATCACAGACTCAGTACATGCTCAAAAACTTGCTGATTTTATCATATCAAAAACACAACTTCCAGTACCTGTTATTAATATTGATATTGCAGCAATGCCCAAGATTCAATTAGGTGATAGAATTAGAATAACAACACTAAGCGCATTAGATATCACCAATAGTGATTTCTGGGTAATATCTCATAACCTAACAGTTGGAGATAATGTTACCCAAAGCTTGGTATTGAGGAAGGTGTCCTAATGCCTAGTGAGAATACAATATATTTCTACCCTGGTCGTGGTGGGCACTCTCATGATGGGAATAATTCAAGCTTTATTGATACTTCGGTATATTCCTTATTTGATTTTTCTTGGGGCGAAGTCGGTGATCCAGACAGGCGGGCTTCTCAGAGAATAAACTATAACGCATTTAGAGACTTCGTTATAACTACTGTCAATGGATCAATACTAGAGCCATCTGGACTCATTCTTCAGCCAGGAATGGTGAACGGCTCTGCTCATATTATTTCAAGATCAATTGAAGCCAACACTATTGCTGCAAATACATTGACTGCAAATGAGATTTCTGCAAATACAATTACATCAAATGAACTAGCTGCAAACTTTGTTCTTGTTAATACAATAATTGCAAGTAGTGATTTTAATGGAACATTTGATGCAAATACATTTACATTAAGTAACACTGGGACAGATGGTTGGGCTATTACAAGCGCAGGTGATGCTGTATTCACTAATGGTCTTTTTAGAGGAAATCTTTTTGTTGGTGCTAACGATTATTGGTATTCAAATGGAGATTTTGCTCTCGGTGGGAACACTGGTATTTATAGAAATGCGGGCGGGGGAATTACTCTTGGTGCTAATGTATCAATACTTGGTGGAGTGATAGCTACCTCTGTTGCTACTCCAGGTATTGATATTGATGCAAACGGTAATCTAACATCAAATGCTAGTACTTTTGGTATTTATGCCAATGGTGCTATATTTACATCAAGTGGTAATTTCCAAGTTGACGCATCTGGAAATCTATCTGCAGAGAATGCACAAATTCGTGGAGAAATATCAAGTGATACTTTTGTAACTCATAGTAGATTTAATTTTAATAATAACTGGACAGTACCAACGGTTCTTATTGATAATGCCGCTAATGAATTCTCACTCAATACCGCTGGTGGTGGTATAAGAATGAATGGAGATAGATGGTATGTCTACAGGAGTGGTAGCACATTCAATACTTTAGATTTTAATTTTGCAACACTAGATTTTTATCTTGGTGGAGATACACAGATTGATGGAAATTTTGATGCATATGGCATAAGCACTTCTCAGACCAGCACCGCCATTGGAGGCAAGGGTGTAGAGTATTACGCAAGTAATCTAAGTGGTGGTTTCCCTATTGCTTTTGGGTATGATAATGGGTCTGGGCAATTAAGAGCTATTGTTGACAATAATGCTGGAGTGTATTTTAACCTCACCAAAACATCTGCATCGGATAGAAGATTAAAAGATAATATAGAGCCAATCTCAGACTCAGTGTTGGATAAATTTTATTCAATAAAAACTTATGAATTTGACTGGAATGAAAAAACACCACAATACATAAAATACTCTGGTCGTGGTGTTGGAGTTATTGCTGATGAATTAAAAGAACTGTATCCAGAGGCGGTTGATGATACTGAAGCTTATGAGGGTTGGGTGCATCGTTATGATGAGCATCCTGAGGGTTTTTCTTTAGAGGAAATGGAGCAATTTGGTTCTGATTTCTATGAGTTTGTTCCAGGAGAGGGGGTTTGGAAAAAACCAAAATATGCATCAGTTGACTATACTGTTCTTATCCCCCATATGCTAACGGCAATTAAGGATCTAAATAATCGTGTTAAAGAATTGGAAAATGAGGTATAATAGATAAATGGCTTACGAGAACTATTCACAAGTTTCATGGACTGATGGAACACCAATTACTGGAGACAGACTCCAGCAGGTGTCTACAAACATCCAGCAGGTCAAAGAGGCTACTGATGATAGTCCGCAGGGTATTAAGAAGATTAAAACCATTACTAGCAATAGTAACTCCTTTAATAACTTTTCAACATCAAATTTGATTGTTTCATTGGAAAATGAATCTGGAACTGGCGGTCCAGATAATAGAGTTACTATCTCAGCTAGTCGTTACTATAGAGTAACTATCTCATTCCCTGGTTTTGTTGTTGACGAAAAGGGAGCTGAGGATGCTAAGTATATTCTAAAGATTGCAAACGGAACTTTTGGAAGTGCAAATACAACTTTGTATAAAGCAATATTTACTCCACCAGTGTTTCTTTTTAGCAATGTTACAGCAGGTGCTAACTCTGCTACTGTTGCATTTAAGAATGCAGCGTATGATACATTCTTTGGCGCTGGAACACATTCTGTTATTTTATCTAGCAATATTTCTGGGGCTAATTCTCAAACATATTTTGCAACTGTTGAAAGAGAGCAGGGTGCTTCAGCAACCAACTCTCCAGCCTTCTATGTACCAGCAGCATCTGCAAGCCATGTGTTGCAATTGTATGTTGAAGACATTGGTGGGATTGCATAATTGAGAGAAGTTAAGCTTGCTTCTAAGAGAGAAGATATTGATTGGACAATCAAGTTTGCCTCTGGAGAAGATAGCCCTAACTTTAGCGGTGGTAAGTATATTGATGATAAAGGTTATGTTAGAGTTTTAAAACCAGATCATCCTAAAAACATTCGTGGATATACATATGAGCATCGTCTTGTCATGGAGAAGTATCTAAACAGATACCTGCAGCCGTGGGAAACTGTTCATCATATTAATGAGGTTAAGGTAGATAATAGACTATCTAACTTGTTTCTCTGCACACCAGAAGAGCATAGTGCACTTCATAAGGAAGGAAACAAGATGTCTACTGAGCATAAAAAAAAGATGAGAGATAATGCTCATGCAACAAAACCTCATACCAAAAAGAAAAACGCTACTAAATCAATTCAAATAAAAAAAAGACTCCCGTAGCAACTTTCTGAATATCCTTATGATATGATTGACGAGAACCAAAGGAGTCCTTATGAAAGTTTGTGCAACAGAAGGTTGCGATATCCAATTTGAACCAAAAACAGCTAATGCTAAATATGGTGATAAATCGTGCAGAAAGACTATTGATGTTAATGGTCTTTGTAAGTATAGACGGGAGAATGGATTGTTTGAAACACTTCCTGATCCTGAGACTGGGCAAGTTCCAGTTACAGAAAGTGAATTAAGACTTTCTTATAACAAGCTCTTGTCAGAGTACAACAAGGTTAAGACAAAGAGTGATGATTTAGCGGGTGCTCTATACAGAGCTGTTAAAGAAGATGTTGAGTCCGTTAAGTATGTTCCAGTACCAAAGCCAAAGTTTGATAGAACAACAAAGGATGAGGAAGTTGCAGTAGCAATTATTGCTGACTGGCAGCTTGCCAAAATTACTCCAGACTACAACTCGCAGGTGTGTGAAGAAAGAATCTATAAGTTTGCTGAAAAGATTGTTCAGCTCACTGAGATTCAAAGAAAAGATCACCCTGTAAAAGAAATTAGAGTTTGGGCTCTTGGTGACATCATTGAGGGAGAGCTAATTTTCCCAGGTCAGTCATTCTTGATTGATGGTGGTTTGTATAGGCAGATTACTGTTGATGGTCCAAGAATTATGAAAAACTTTATCAACATTCTTCTTGAGAACTTTGAGAAAGTAACATTCGTTGGCGTGATTGGTAATCATGGTTCAATTGGTGGTCGGGCAAGAAGAGATCATGATCCTGAAACAAATGGTGACAGGATGCTTTATCGCATTACACAATTGATGTTTGAAAAGGAGAAGAGAATTGAGTTCAAGATTCCTGATGGTCGTGGTGAGCGACATTGGTATGCCGTTGACAAGATTGGTAATTACAAGAGTTTGCTATGTCATGGCGATCAGTTTGGCAGTCTATCTACTTTTTACTCTTTTCAGAAAAAAGCCTACGGATGGAAAATAGGTGCGGTTGAAGAAGCGTTTGATGATATCTATCTAGGACACTTCCATACTCCAACAAAGATGACATTCAATACTGTTCAGGTAAGAATTTCAGGAAGTCCTGAGTCTACAAATACATATGCTGCAGAAAGCCTTGCAGCTGTTGGTAGACCTTCACAGGCGCTGATGTTCGTACACCCAGGAAAGGGTATTGTAACAGCAGAATATAATTGCTGGCTGGACTAATATGACAAAAGCAACTGGCATCTATTGTAGAAATTGCACTGGAAGAATGTTTACTGGTCAGCAATACTATGCATTTCAAAAAAACTATATTGACCTTACATGTATTCGGTGCTCTGTATCTGTTGATGTTGAGGTCAAGAAGTTGAATAAGATTTTATCGTACCTTGGATTTAAGACAGTAGAGGCGAGACATGATCTCAAAGAAGCCAATAACAAATAAATTTTACAAGTACGCTGGTAATATTGTAAAGATTAAAAAAATTTCCAAAGGGAAAAATAAGATTTACATTGAACAGCTTGATAGTAAAAATATTATTGATATTCCATACGAGCAGTCTGAAATTTTAATTACTAGACTGTATACTGTTGGAGAAGTTGCTAAGATTGTTGAGCGTAGACCCGACACTCTTAGGAAATATGAAAGAAAAAACTTAATTCCATCAGCAAGTAAATTTGGAGATGAATACAGTGGATATTCAAGCTGGAGATACTATGATGAAAGCGAAGTATATGAAATGATTGAATTTTTCAATCAAAGAACACAAGGTCGCCCCATTGTGCAATCAGGCAATGGGGTTAGTAATGCAATAAAATTATTGGAACAAAAAGTTAAACTTCATAAGTGAGGAATATATGACAACATCAAAAGAAAAGACAACAGAAATTTGGGCTTCATTAGGAATTACCAAGAATCTTGGTAACTATGAGTCACTTAGGCTAGATGCTGGCGCAAGAGTTCAAGCATCTGATGCAGATGACCCTGAAGCATGGGCAAAAGTTTGGGCATCAATTGATTCTCAGATTGAAGCTAAGTTGCAAGAGCTAGACAATGAAAGTCCAAAGTGATTGGATAGAGCAAGCCGTATGTGCAAAAGATAAACGATCAATTGCTTGGCTATCCTATGATATTAAAGACATAGAATACGCCAAGCAAGGTTGTTCTTTATGCAAAGTCAGAAAAGAATGTTTTGTAAATGCATGGCAGAATAATCCGTATGTCGGTGTAAATGCTGGCATATCAGAGTATGATTTCCTAATTCTCACATGGAAGGAGGCGAATAAGCCTAATGGAAGCAACTGGTCAAGAACTAATAAACTTCTTCAAGGAATCTTGCAAAAAATCAAATAAGCTATTCATTCCAGATTCTCCAAGACAAGAATCTGTTGCGGATGCAATTGCTGATTTTTATAAAAGACAGGAGTTGTTTGATGCGATACAATTGTTCGTCAAATCAAATAGCGGACCTTTTTTGATATTTGATTTTGCTGTTGAGTCAAGATCATATGTTGATCGGGTTAAATTTGAGAATAAGTCAACTGATAAGTTTAAAAACATCGTAGAAGAAACAAGGAAGAGAATGGTCTCTGAATGAATTACGAAACAAGATTGCTCAACTCAATTGTTGAAAGCAATGGGTATGTAGAAGCTGTTAACCAAGGTGTAGAAAATGTCTTTGTAGAGAATAGAGATATTTGGAACTTCATTGTTTCTCACTATGACGAGCATAAGAAGGTTCCATCAAAGGATACGATTAAGCATCACTACGCTGACTTTGATTTCGTACTCACTCCAGAGCCTCTTAAATACTATGTTGATGAGGCGAGGCGGGAATCGCTTTCGTATCAGACTAGATCAATTGTTTCTAAAGCTCATGCAATTCTTGGGGATCTTGGTCCAAAGGAATCACTTTCATACTTGATGGAGGAGACTTCAAGGCTTTACAAGTTCTCCAGTAGCCTTAAAGATACTGACTTGGCTGGTGAGTGGAGAGATAGAGCGCAGAGTCTAAAGGAAAGGTCGTTGCGAGATAACAACGAGCTTCAAGGAGTACCTAGCGGTATCAATGTTATTGATAAGACATTCGGCGGTTGGCAACCAGGAGACTTCGTTGTTTTGCTTGGTTGGACTGGTGTTGGTAAATCATTCATTGCACGATTGTTTGCGGTAAATGCATGGAGAGCTGGCTACAGACCTCTCATTATTTCTCTTGAAATGAACAAGATGCAAGAGGGTCAGCGACTTGATACTTTGCTTAACAATGGAGAGGGTAACTTTACTAATACAGACCTCGTAAGAGCAAACCCTGCCGTTGTAGATAAGTATGAGAAGTGGGCAGAGGAGATGTTTGAGGGTAAGCATGCAATCCATCTTGTAACATCAGAAGGTCTTGAGACAGCAGATCAGAACATGGTGCAGGCAAAGATTGATCAATACCATCCTGATCTCGTTATTCTTGATTACCACGGTCTGTTTGATGACTCCAGTGGTGCTAAAACAGAAACTGAAAAGGCTAAGAACCTTTCTAAAGCTTTTAAGCGAATGGCGGTCAAGAACAATGTTCCGATCATAGATGTTGCTGCAGTAACCATGTCAGAGGGTCACTCAGAGCGACCACCAGAGCTTGAGGAAGTCGCATGGAGTAAGCAGTTAGCTTATGATGCCGACCTCGTTCTTGCAATTCACAGAGAACCATCGTCAGATGTGTTTCAAGTTGTTTCACGAAAGGTTAGAAGAGCACATCACTTTGGCTTCTACCTTAGATGGAATCTAGAGACTGGTAAGTGGGCAGAAGAATGGGACATCTAATGCAGGAGGGAATGCTGGTTGGAACAGCTAAAGATATAGAAACAATTGCTAAACTCAGACCCTGGATGGAAGACGAAGCGAGGGAAAAATATGGCTACAAGGGCAAGTCAAGACTTGTTACGGAATATCATGAGAAATCCGAAACATTCTCATTCGCAATCATTTTTGACGATGAATCTAGAGACTGAAGTAAAAGAACTCTTCAGTAAGTATGGAATTCAAATCCATGCTGAGTCTGGTAATGAAGTTACTATCTATTGCCCGTTCCATAAGAACAGGAACACGCCATCTTTTTATCTGAATAAAAAAACTGGGCTATGGCAGTGTTTTAATCCATCTTGTGGAGAAAAGGGCAATTTCAAGAAGCTGTATCGTCAGATAACTGGCAAGTCATATGGTCGGCAAACTGTATTAGACCCAACCGCTTTGAAGAACGAGTTAGATCGTGCGCTCAGACCACCAGTTGCAGAGCAAGAGCTTAGTCTTGATAATGTAATCATTGACTACGAAGATGGTAGCAAAACATCAAAACTGACTCCGTTTATTGAAAGGGGTCTGTCATTAGATACTCTTGAGCATTTTGAGATTGGGTTTTCTGAAAACAAGAATCGTATTGTAGTGCCAGTCCGTAACCCTCAATATAAACTAGTTGGGTTGATTGGTCGTGCAATAGAGTCAGAGCAGGAACCCCGATATCTGTATAACACTGGCTTTAAGAGAGCCCTTGTTCTGTTCAATATTCAGAATGCGAAGCATCACCCTGATGTTATAATAGTAGAAGGGAGTGTTGATGCGATGAAGGTCCACGAAGCTGGATTTCCAAATGTCGTAGCAACACTCGGAGCACAGGTGTCCGCACAGCAAGTATCTATGTTAAAGAAATACTTTGACAAAATTATTATCTTTTCTGATAAAGATGAAGCTGGTAATGCGATGCGAGATGCTATAATTAATTCTTGCTGTGGTAAAGAACTGTACACAGCGAGCATTTCTGATGGGTTGAAAGATCCAGGGGAAATGTCAGTAAAACAAATACAAGACAGTATCAATAACAAACAAATAATCATATAGGAGACATTATGTCATTTACATCACTTAAAACACTAAAAGACCTTGAGAAAGCCGTTGTGCCAACTCAAGGCACAGCAAAGGGAGTAAAGAAATACTTTACTCTTCAATCAGGCGATTCTTTCAAGATTCGCTTTAGACAGGAACTCACAGAAGATGCTAAGTTTTTTGATGAGGAAATCGGAACTGGTATTTCAGTCCCAGTAGTTACATCACCAATCAACTGGAAGTGGAGAGTTGCATCTACCGCTTCGTTTGAGAAGTTTAACTATCGCTGTTGGGCTACTGAGCAGTCAGTATCTGATAAGGCTTGGAGACCTAAGCCGCACCTGTTGATTAACATCGCAGTTGAAGTTGAGCCAGGAGTTTGGGAACCACGAATTCTTGACACTACATTCAACCAGCGCCATGTTGGTCTTACTTTGATTGAGTATGCTAAGGAGTTTGGAACAATTACAGACCGTGAGTACAAGTATTCACGAACTGGATCTTCAGCTTCTGATACTAACTATAGCCTTATCCCTTTGAATGTTTCTGAAGCAACAAAGGTAATCAAGGATTTGCCAATGCATGATTTGGAAAGTGTTTACATGACTCTTCCATATGAAAAGCAACAGATTTTCTTGACAACTGGTGAGCTAAATAAAGATAGTTGGTGATTGTTATTCATTGGGGAGGGGGAAACCCCTCCCCTTTAACAAAGGATTTTTGTGAAGCGTAAGTCAATTGTTCTTGACCTTGATGGCGTAATTGCCGATATTGATACTGCAATATCTAATTATCTTCATTACAATTTTGGTGTAGATGAAGACTACAGTAGCTGGTTAATTTCTGATACAAAAGATAAAGAAGCGTTAAAGCTATTTTCTGATGAATTGTTTTGGAAGAATCTTATTCCGTTTGAGGATGCTTGGTATCAAATTAATAAATGGTTTTCAGATGATATTGATGTCCACATTGTAACAGCAAGAAGAAGAGAGGCTTCTGTGAGAATGACAGAGCCCTGGCTTGATGCATGGAGAATTAATACTCTCAGACCTAAGTTTGCAAAAATAAATAAAAAATATGAAGTTGTATCTGAAATAAATCCAGTTTTTATGGTTGAGGATAATCCTCATGAAGTTATTTCTTTAAGAAATCACGGTATAAACTGCTATCTCCGAAAAGCATGGTACAATAAGCCTTTCTGGAATGATTTACCTTGCATTGAAAACCTTTACGAATTGGAGATTTAAGTGACAGAGTTTGTCCACTTGCATTGTCATAGCGAGCACTCGCTACTAGACGGAATGTCAACACCTGAAGAGATCGCACAAATGTCAAGCTCTAACGGTCAGTTTGCTGCAGCAATTACAGATCACGGAACAATGGCTGGAGTTCTTAGATTTCAAGATGCGTGTCAGAAACATGCTGTGCGACCAGTTTTTGGTGTTGAGGCATACTTTGTACCTTCAGTAAAAAATGACGGTGATGGCAAGCATGAGAGATTTCACTTAATTCTTCTTGCAAAAAATAATATTGGTCTTAATAAGTTATTTAAAATGTCACAAATTGGTTGGCAAGATAACTTCTACTACAAGCCAAGAATTGATTTTGATCTCCTAGAGGATATGGTTGATGATGACATCATTGCACTCTCTGGTTGCAGAGGAAGCTCTATCTCAAAAGCAATTGAGACTGGGGATTATGGGCGGGCAGAACAATTGTCCGAAAGATTTGTTAAGATTTTTAAAGACGATTTTTACTTTGAACTCCAGGCTTGGAATCCCAAAGAGATTAATGATGGATTGCTTGATTTAGCATCATCGTTTGGGAAGAAGGCGGTAGCAACTGCTGACTGCCATTTCCCAACACATGCAGACAAAGGTGTAGAAGAAGTTCTCCTTCTTGTATCCCAGTACCCAAGTATTGGTGCTCAAACAATTAATGCTGCAAAAGAAAATCTTGCAACACTACATACTTGTGGTCCAGATTTGATTGACAGAGTTAATCACCTGTACCCTGATAGGTATTTGCGGTTTGATGATATCAATCCATATATTGCTGACGCTACAACTGTGCTTTCTTGGTTTAAAGAAGCTGGGTATGATAGGCAGGATATTCTAGAAAATACAATTGAGGTTGCAAGTAAGTGTAGTGCTGAGATTGTAAAGAGAAGAAATCTTCTTCCAAAGTACATGAAGTCACTTAACTCAGACGAGTATCTATCCGAGCTTACAAACTTTAGATTGAAAGAACTCAATCTTGGTGATGAGTACAAGACAAGGCTTGATGAAGAGCTTGGGATTATCAAACAACTTGGATTCTCTGATTACTTCCTAATTGTATGGGATTTGATTTCCTGGGCTGATGCGAATGGTATTGGTCGTGGTACTGGTCGTGGTTCTGTTGGTGGTAGCGTAATGGCATTCCTTCTCAACATTACAAAAGTAGATCCAATCAAATACAATCTATTGTTTGCACGATTCATTAACCCTGATCGTAACGACTATCCTGACATTGACTTGGACTTTGAAGATAAGCGTAGAAATGAAGTTAAATCTTATTTAAGAGAAAGATGGGGGCGTGACAATGTTGCTGCAATCACTACTTATGGTACTTTTAAGCCTAAGTCGGCTATTAAAGATGTTGCTAGAGTTCTTCAAGTTTCATATGAAGAGACTAATAACATCACTCCTTTTTTTGAGACAATTGAGGAGCTTATGGAATCGTCTAAAGGTAAGATATTTTGTAATAAGTATCCAGATGTTCCAAAAGTTGCTAAAAGACTAGAGGGAAGAATTAGAAACGCTGGTGTTCATGCTGCTGGCATGGTTGTTTCATCTATTCCACTAAGTGAAGTCTGTCCGATTGAAACAAGAAAAGAAACAGACGGTGGAGAGCGTGTAATGGTTACGGCATTTGATATGACGGATGCAGAATCTGTTGGGCTTATTAAGATTGACATCTTGGGTCTAAAGACCGTATCTGTAATTAAAGACTGTCTAGCGAAGATTAAAGAGCGCACAGGGCTTGATGTAGAGGCTCAATCACTATCCCTTGATGATCCAGCGGTATTTGCCAATTTCAATAATGGCAATACGGTAGGTGTATTCCAAACGGATGCTGCAGCCTACAGAAATCTAATTGAACGAATGGGCATTGATGACTTCAAGGATCTTGTTGTGTCAAATGCGTTGGTTAGACCAGGAGCTTTGCTTTCGCAGGGGCAAAAGTATATTGATTGCAAGAAAGGTTTTACCGAGCCCTACTATCCTGATAAATCAGTAAAGGATATTCTTGAAGAAACATATGGTACTGTAATTTTCCAAGAGCAATTAATGCAAATGTCGGTAAAGATATCTGGTTTTACATGGTCTGATGCTGACAAGCTAAGAAAGATTATCGGAAAGAAAAGAGATGTTGCAGAATTCAAGCAGTATAAAGATAAGTTTATCAATAATGCAATCATTCCAAAAGCAGAGGCAAAGCAAATGTGGTCTGAGTTTGAAATGTCTGCTCTATATATGTTCAATAAATCACATGCTGTAGCATATTCAATGCTTTCATATCAAACAATGTGGTTGAAAGTTAACTATCCACTTGAGTTCATATGGTCTCTTCTATACAACGAAGATTCGTCTGAAAAAATTACCGCTTACTTGATGGAAGCTCAGAGACTAAAGATTAATATTCTTCCACCAGATGTTAACTATTCGGAAGAATACTTTACAACATATGACAAAGATGGAGTAGAGGGAATTAGATTTGGTCTATCAAATGTTGCTGGTTGTGGTACATCTGCCATTAAAGAAATTACATCTAAGAGACCATTTAATTGCTTAGATGAATTCAATAACAAATGCTCTAAATCCGCTGTTAAAGCTCCGCTTAGAGAAAACTTAGAAAAGGTCGGTGCCTATGCGTCACTTAATCATGTATCTCAATATCAGCACGAAAGATACTATCTCCCAGTCCTGGGCTTCTCCATCCAGTCGGGTGAAGAAAAGAATGAGATGGATGAATTCGTTGGCAATCTTGCTGATTTCCATGAAATCAATTCTCCATTAACTCTCATTAAAGCAATTGTTAGATCAACAAAGAAAACACCTCAGTATCTGAGGATTGAATTTGAAGATCACTCAGGTTCAGCTACCGTGTTTGCGGATAGAAATACTGAGATGGCAAATAGAGATTATGTATACGCTTTGATTGGAGATAGAACACTCCATTCTTTCTGTGATGCTTATAATTTCATCGGCTCAGACTTGCATAAGTTTATTACTCTTAGACAAAAGGGTGATAATCATGAATATAACTGGCTGTATGATACTGGTCTTGGTCATGTTGATGAAGAAAAGACTCTTATGTATGTTATGCACTCAAGAGTCTTTACAACATCAAAAGATAAGACAATGGCTAACATGTATTGTTGGGATGGGAAGCAGATATTTAAGGTTGTTATTTTCCCTAGACCATACACCAAGCTCAAGGGTATTATCAAGCAGGGACAATGGTATGCAGCAAGGCTTTCAAAGATTGAAGAAAAGCAAACTCTAACTCGTATGGACTCATACAAGGTGGAATCTGACTCTGCTATTATTAGCATTGAAAATTATATTGAAAGAAAAAATCTGGTCAAAGCTATTGTCTAATGAAGTTAACTATATACATTCCTACATATAAAAGAGAATCTCTTGATGCTTGCTTAAATAGTATTGCATCACAGCACAATGACCATGTTGAAATTATTGTCTCTGATAACGACCAGGATGGATCTGCGGGAAACATAGTTTATAAATATAAAGATTATGTATCTGAGTATTCAATTAGAAAACAAAATATTGGCTGTGATGGAAATTGTTTACATGGAATCACAGCTGGTGATGGAGAATATGTATGGGTTGTAGGTGATGATGACATTATCCTACCAGGAGCTATAAATACTATTTTATCAATGCTTGATGGCACAGATCGCATAATGCAATTTGCACCATATTCTGGTGAAGTAACACCTGGGTTTTCTGGTACAATGTCTGGGTTGATAACTACACTTAATGACAAATCATTTTTAATTGCTGCGACATTGGCAAGTATGAATGTGTGGAGAAGGGATGTTATGGACTTTAGAACAGGAGTAAAGCACTTGGATTCTAGAAATGTTTTGGCTTGGGCTGGTATCAACTGTAAGACAGTTAGTATTCCAAGTACTCCAACAGTTTTGGTTAATGACACTAATCACTTTGAATTTAGGGATTTTGATCGGGTTATGTTTGAATACTCAGATGCACTAGCTGATGCTAATAGTGTTGAGAGATTTACTTTTTATAATGCAAATAAATGGAATTTCGTTAGCGCTTCATTGGAGAAAAAATGATTGTATATACAGGTGGAACATTTGATCTATTTCATTCGGGTCATAGTAGATTACTAGAGAGATGTAAGAAAATAGCTGGCGTTGATGGTCAAGTAGTGGTGTCAGTTAACCCAAGTGAGTTCTGCGCTCAGTATAAAGAACCGCCAATTTGTGAGTTGTTTGAAAGAATGGAAGTCGTATCTTCCTGTAAATGGGTGGATAAAGTTATCATCAACACGGGCGGTGCTGACTCAAAACCTGCTATCCTAGAGTCAAAAGCGGATGTCATTGTTGTCGGCTCGGATTGGGAAACCAAAGACTATTTTAAACAAATGGACTTTACCCAAGAATGGCTTGACGAACACAACATTAAAGTAATCTTTGTTCCTTATAGTGAACATATATCAACAACGATTATTAAATCAAGAATTTTAGACAGAATGTTTCAATAAAGGAGAAATATGTTAATTGTAGATAAGCGTAAAGGGCACACAATGCCCATCCATGATGTTATTCCAACTCCCAGCATCGGTTTGAATCGGGCTTTAGGTGGCGGACTTAATACTGGTGCGACTCACTTGTTTTGGGGTACACCATCGGTGGGTAAAACGACTATGTGTTTTCGGATTATTGCCGAAGCGCAAAGGCTTGGGTATCGCCCCGTCATTATTGACTCGGAGTCATCTTATAATGATGAGTATGCTGCCAAGTGCGGGATTAACATTGAAGATGTTGTAATCATTCAATCAACGATTGTAGAAGACATCATGAAGAATCTGATCGGATATCTGACGGATGATAAGGAGAAACATATCTTCTTGTTTGACTCACTGTCTAACATCATCAAGGAAGAGTTCTACGATAAACCTGAAGGTGGTAAAGCAATGGGCTTGCAGTCACGCTCGCAGGGCTACCTGTTGCAGAAGCTGGTGAACTATCTCCATAAGGAACGCAACATCATGTTGTTTGTTGCTCACCAAACAGTTGACTTGAGCGGAATGTTTGCTATCACGAAAGCCAAGATGGGCAACACGGTTCACCATAACATGCACAACATCGTCAAGTTGTTCTTGTCAATGTCAAAGGGCGAAATGGAGCGTGAGGAGAATAATATGATCACCTCGCAACGGGCGACTTGGACTGTTGAAAAGACGAAACAGATTCCTACAATCGGGGCAACGGGTTACTATTATGTTCTGCCACAAGAGGGAAGGATTGACCAAGAGCGTGAGATTATTGATATTGCCATTGAGATGGATATTATTCAACGCAAGGGTGCCTGGTATAACTACGAAGAGAGTAAATGGAATGGTATGGGCTCAATTGAATTGACTGCCAAACAGTCAAAGGATATCCTTAAGCTCATTAATGCATGATATTTTCAATCCATACTGATCAACATATTAAAGATGCAAACGGTATATTCGGCTATGCCTATGGATATAACAACATTGTAAAGCACTTTAATCAGTTCACCTACTATGGTAAGCAAATGCAGGTCGTTGATAACGATCCGTCTGCACAGGTTCAGATGTTTTATATGGAACCAGAATGGCATCACCATATAACTGGTCAGGATTTCCGTCAGCCTGGATTTAAAAAACATCATGACCATCAGTACAAGATTAACGGTACATACCTAGAAGCAACCAAAGCTTGGGAGTGGTGGATTCCCACCATGAAAACATTTGATGAGATCTGGGTAGGTAATCAGTTCTCTGCAGATGCAGTTGCTAACTCTGGTGTTGATACCCCTACATACATCTTTGAATTAGGCGTTGATGATATGTGGACACCTTTTAAAAGAGGAAATCGGGGAAAGATTAGATTCCTTCATGTTGACTCCGATAGTGCTCGCAAGAGAGCTGATCTTGTTGAGGCAGCTTTTCTTAAACTATTCAAGGGTAATGATGATGTTGAACTTACATTGAAGTATCACGGCGATGGAAGTCCAGATGGTTACAGCGTCATGAGACTGTTTGATCAACCTGCTGAGAGCAATGTTAAAAAGATATTTAAAACGATTACGCAAGAAGAGATGGTTCAGCTATATCACGATCATGACATCTTGGTATACCCAACAGAGGGTGAAGGGTTCGGGCTAATACCTCTCCAGGCATTAGCAACAGGTATGCCTACCATTTCAACAAGTAGATGGTGTTCGTATGAAAAATATCTTGGTGACAATATTATTGAATCAACGCTTGGTAAAACACAACATTCTGGTTATCACACTGGCGATGTCATTCTTCCAGACTTTGACTCAACCGTTGAGCTGATGAAGAATGCGGTTGATAATTTTGATGCTCAGTGTGATTACTATTATAAGCAGGCTCCTAAGGTTATTAAAGAATACAACTGGCAGTCTCAATGTGACAAGATGCTTAAGTCTTTAATTAAGCGTGTCGGGATAACTATGTTTGAACCAATTGAGGGCATAGTCAGGGATAAGTACATATATCTTCAAAGCGGGGCTGGATATAGCACAGACAATGATGTAAAATTCTCAAGAGAGAAGCCGATACAAAAGGTTTCCGATGATGAGTATAATTCTTTAATTAGAAATCCTAATTTTAGAAAACCAACCGATCAAGAGATTACAAAATATTTAGGAGGCTATAATGGATAGTATGGATTTTAATAATTATCAGTTTCGTGCGGCAAAGACCGCCATTTACCCTAAAGAGGGCTTACAGGGGCTCCTATACACCTCTCTGGGGCTCGTATCAGAGGCTGGTGAGGTCGCTGGGAAGGTTAAAAAGGTGCTCCGTGACGATCAGAGCATCATTTCTCCAGACCGTCATGAACAGCTCGTAGATGAGCTTGGTGATGTGTTGTGGTATTGCGCAATGGTTGCAGATGAACTAGGAATTACTCTTGGCTATGTTGCTATGAGAAATATAGATAAGCTAGAGGATCGGATGAATCGTGGTAAAATCCAGGGTTCAGGAGATAACCGATAATTGTTGCAGGATTATAGTAGTTATGAGATCCTGTAGCTACCTATGGTTATATCAAAAAAGAAGTTAATCAAAGATGTCGCTAGATTAGAAAAAAAGCTTAGAGAAACTGAAAGCAAACTGCTTGCTATTCGTGTACAATACATCTTGATAAGAGCAGATCGCAATCGTCTGAAAGAAGAATTAGGTGAAAAGAACAGAGAAGGAAGAGATCAAGCGTGACAACGCCAAGGCTGTCAAGAATTCGGGTCGGGGGCTTAGGAAAGGGGATGCTTCTCTTCATAAGTTTTTGGTTGATTATAAGCATAATGAAAAAACTTTTACGCTAACACTCAAAGCTTGGACTAAGATGAGAAAAGATGCATGGAATGCAAACTATAAATATCCATGCATTTCTGTTGTTTTCGGAGAGAACTCCGAGTCAAAGGTCGCTATAATTGACTGGGAAGTATTCCAGGATTTAATTAA